ATCGACCTGCTCTATCCCGCTGGCGCCGACCTGAGCACCACGGGCCAGAACCTCTTCGTGAAGCTCAACGGCTCGTCGGCCATCGTGCTCGCGGACACCGCGGGCGAGCTCGCGCTGGGTGTGCTCCAGAACGCCCCCGCGAACGGTGCCGTCGCCCGCGTGCGGGTGCAGGGCGTCTCCAAGATCATCGCGGGCGGCACGCTCGCCGACGGCGCGGTCGTCGCCACGACCGCCACCAACGCGCGCGCCAAGGCCGCCGTGGTGGGCACCGTCTCGGGCTCCAACACCACGGGCTCCTACGCGATGGGCATCCTGCTCGCCGATGGCTCGTCCGGCAACGCCACCACCATGCTGGTCAAGCCCATGGGCCTGATCCCTCACACCGCGGCGTGATCCGCGGACTCACACCTCACGCCACGGAGAACTGAATCATGGCCACCCTGCTCAAGCACGCGGACCTCGCGGCCCTCGACCGCACCCTCAAGAGCGCCTTCATCGGCGCCTACGAGGGCGGCGGCTACGCGCCGCGCTGGTCGATGCTCGCCACCCGCCAGTCGTCCACCTCGAAGCGCAACACCTACCCCTCGATCATCGACGCGGCCTCAATCCGCGAGTGGTCCGAGGGCGAGCGCGTCGTCAACGGCCTCGTCATCGAGGGCGCCTCGGTCGTCAACCAGAAGTGGGAGCTGACCTACGGCATCCGCCGTGAGGACCTCGACGACGACCTCACGGGCACCGTCGCCCAGGCCGTCTCGCGCGTCCGCTCGGGCGCCGGGAAGTACCTGCGCCACCCCGACAAGCTGATCTTCAACATCATCAAGTCGAACGGCACCGCCCTCGACGGCGTGGCGCTCTTCAGCGCGTCGCACCCGGTGAACCCGAAGGACAGCGCCTCGGGGAACTTCAGCAACACCACGAGCGGCGCCCTCACCGTGACCAACGTCGCCGCGGCCCGCGCCACGATGATGGAGCTCGTGGGCCCCGACGGCGACCCGCTGAACGAGAACCCCAACGTGATCCTCGTGCCCCCGGCGCTCGAGACGGCGGCCCGCAAGATCGCCCAGGCCGACGAGGTCATCTACAGCGCGACCGCCACGGACACGCGCGAGATGAACGTCTACAAGGGCAACTACACCGTCGTGGTGGCCCCTCACCTCGCAGCGAGCTTCACCAGCGGCTCTGACAGCTACTGGTACCTGCTCGACACGAACGACACCGAGGACCGCGGCCTGATCTTCCAGGAGCGCGAGCCCGTCGAGCTCGTGACCCTCTTCGACGTGTCGGACCCCAACGTGTTCGAGCGCGACGAGTACGTCTGGGGCACCCGCGCCCGCTACACCGCCGCGGCGGGCAACCCGAAGAAGATCGTTCGCCGCACCGGCTGATCTGTGTCCTACGCCACCCGCACCGACCTCACCACGCACGGCCTCTCCAGCGCCGCCCTCGGGAGCATCTCGACGGCGGCGCAGGATGCGGCCCTTGCCGCCGCCTCGCGGGTGGCCGACAGTTACCTGCGCGCGCGATACGCCACGCCCGTCACCGGGTACGGCACGGACCTCACGCGTGCGGTGTGCTCCATCGCCGCGTGGGATCTCCTCTCCGTGCGCGGGTACGACCCGCAGCGCGGCGGGGATGAGGCGTTGCGGCTGCGCGCAGAGGATGCCCTGCGCTGGCTGCGCGACGTGAGCGCGGGGAAGGCGCACCTCGCGGGCCTCACCGAGTCGGAGTCTGAGTCGTGGTCTGAGTACCTCGGCCCGGTCTCCGACGAGGCCCGCGGCTGGTGAGCTACCTCACCAACGAATGGTGGGACGTGCAGGGCGCGGGGATCGTCTGGACCCGCGTCGAGCGCGGCGTCGGGCTGACCGTCGAGCGCTCGGGCGAAGGCTCGCGCTGGTCCGCCGTGGTCAGCGCCGAGGGGATGCGCCTCACCGCGCCGCCCCAGTCGGACCTCGACACGGCGCGCGCGTGGTGTGACCGCTGGGCGCGCGTGATCGCGCGCGAGCTCGGGCGATGAGCCACGACGGCCCCTGGCGGCGCTTCGAGCGTCTCATTGAGGCGACCGACGCCGTCGCCAACGGCTCGTTGACGCGGCACCTCCTCGACCGCTCCAGCGGCACCGTGGCCGCCCTCGCCCGCAAGGGCTTCGACACCTCGAAGGACCCTGCGGGCCAGCCCTGGCGACGCCTCGCGAAGCCCCGCCACCGCAGCCGACCGAACCGCGGCGGGGTCCTGTACGACAGCGGTGCTCTTCGCCGCGCTGCCTCCACGCCTCGCATCGAGGGCGACGCCATCGTCGTCCACGTCGCGCACCCCGGCGCGACCGCGCACTACTACGGCACGCGCACGCTCTACGTGCGGCGCTACCTGCCCCGGGGAACCCTGTCCACGCTCTGGCGGACCGCGCTCGAACGCGACGCCGACGAGCTGTTTCGCTCGCTGTACCTGCGATGACCACCCTCGCCACCGAGATCGACGCCATCATGGCCGACGTGACCGGGTGGGCCGGGTCGCACTCCGTCGGCCGGCGCTTCCTCGCGCACGGCGAGGCCCCGCCGCACATGGTGTGGGTGCCCACGAGGGCGACGCCGCAGCCCGCCATGAAGGTGGCCGGGGCCACGCGGTCCATCGCGACTCGCCGCCTCACCTTCGCGGTCTACGTCTGGTGCGACACGCCCGACGCCCTTTCTGACTCCATCGACGCCCTGCTCGCGGCGGTGCACCGCCGCTGGTACGGCCGCTGGCAGTACGCAGGCGAGGACTGGGTCGTTGAGGCCGCGCAGACCGACCTGGGCGAGAGCGCCACCGTCACGATCACCGTCGACCTCGCGGTGAAGGACAACGCGGCCACGACCGCAACGCTGACCGCAGCCGAAATCAACACCGCCCCGGCCGTCGCAGGCGACGGGGTCATGCACGTCGGAGAGCAAGAATGACCGTCGGAAGCACCTCCCTCACGGTGAAGTCCTCGGGCCTCGGCCAGGGCCAGGGGCGCAAGCTCGTGGCCATCGTCGGGTGCTCCGAGAGCGGCACCCCCGCCACCGCCACCACCAAGGCCAACAACCAGGACCTCCTCGACGCGCACGGCTTTGGCCCCGTGTCGGAGCAGGCCGCGCTTTACCTCGAGCTCGCAGGCGGCCCGGTGCTGACCTGCAAGGCCGCGAGCGCGACGGCGGCGGCCCTTGGCGGGTTCTGCCAGGGCGGCGGCGGGTCCAGCGCCGCGGGCACCCTCTCGGCCGACGGGGGCAACACCGCCACCGCCATCCCGGCGCTGACGGGCACGCCCGACAAGCCGTATGCGGTGCGGATCCGCGTGGCCACTGCAGGCGCGAACATCGCCGCGAACCCGGTGGTGCAGATCTCCCTCGACGGCGGCGTGAGCTACCTCGCGGTCGACGCGGTCGACGTGAGCGCCACCGCGCAGAGCATCGGGTCGACGGGGCTCTCCCTCGCCTGGACCGATGGGTCCTTCGTGCTTAACAACTCCTGGAGCGCGGTGGGCGCCTCCTGCCCGTCGAACGCCGACGCCACGGGCTCCAGCACCCCGGCCTTTTCGGGCACCCCGAACGACGCGCACGACATCGTGCTGCAGGTCGTCACCGCCTCGGCGTCGCTCGCGGCGCTGACGGGCTCGGTGAAGATCTCGCTCGACGGCGGGCTGACCTTCGGCGACCCGGTGCTGATCCCCACCACGGGCGTCATCGCGATCCCGAACACGGGGGTGACCTGCACCTTCGGCGCGGGCACGCTGGTCGTGGGGGACTTCTACCGCGTGCGCAGCTCGCCGCCCCTGTGGTCGACCGCAGGGCTGGAAACGGCCCTGGCGGGCCTCGTCACCGCGATCAACGCGGGCAACGACGTGGACATGGTGCACATCGTCGGCCCCATCGACGCGACGTCGCAGGCCGTCATCGAGTCCTGGGGCGACACGCAGAAGGCCGCGGGCAACGACCTGCTGATCCTCTGCGAGGTGCGCGACCAGGCCGAGGGCGAGTCGGTGTCGACCTGGAAGACGGCCGTCAAGGGCGTCTCGCCGGGGCTCCAGGGCCTCTCGTCGGACATCATGGACGTGGGCGTGTGCGCCGCCGAGGTGAAGAGCGCCCTGCGTCCGGGGCTCTACTGGCGCCGCAACGGGCAGGCCCTGCGCGGCCCGCGCCTCGCGGCGATCCCGCTGCGGCAGCACCCGGGGCGCGTGAAGACCGGCCCGGTGCAGGGTCTGCGCACCGACGGGCTCGCAGGCCCGGTGCACCACGACCTGACCTCGCACACCGACCTCGACGCCGCGCGCTTCTCCGGGGTGCAGAGCCTCGTGGGGCGGCGCGGTGAGTTCTTCTTCACGTCGAGGTCGTTCGCGCTCTCGACCTCGGACTTCAACGAGGTCCAGCGGATCCGCGTGATGAACGCGGCCGCCAGCGCGGCGCGCACGGCCCTCGCGGACTACGTCGGCGACGACGTCGAGCTCAAGACCGACGGCACCGGGCGAATCGCCGAGGCCGAGGCCAAGGGCATCGAGGCCGAGATCCGCGCGAAGGTCGCAGCGGCCGTGATGAACGAGCCCAACAACCACGTCACCGCGATCACCGTCACGGTCGACCGCACGAACAACATCGGCACGTCGCGGACCCTGCGCGTGGCCATCGCCATCGTGCCGCGCGGCTCGATCCTCACCGTGTCGACCACCATCTCCTACACCCTCGGGGGCTGACCTCCATGAACATCAACGGCAACGAGTTCAGCTGGTCGAGCGTCGCGCTGCGCCTGCTCGGCGTGAAGACCACGGGCTTCAAGGCGATCAAGTACAGCGACGAGATCGAGGGGCGCGAGCCGGTCTACAAGGCCAGCGTCATCTCCACCGCCCGCACCCGCGGGCGGTACAAGGTCGGCGACTGCTCGCTGACCATGCACCTCTCGGACTTCAAGGCGCTCATCGCGCGCGTCGGCTCGGGCTGGGGCGAGGCTGAGGGCGAGATCGTGGTGCAGTTCCGCGAGGGCTCGGACTACCACGAGCACGTGCTCGAGCGCGTGCGCCTCGGCGGCGCGGACCACTCCAACGAGGAGGGCACCGACGCCAGCGAGGTCGAGATCTCGCTCTCCGTCATGCGGATCCGCCGCGACGGCGTCTACCTCATGAACGAGGCGATCGCGTGAGCGACGTCCCCGAGAGCATCCTGACCGACGCCGACTGGGCGGCCCTCGAAGCCGCGGGCATGGCCACGGTGCAGACCGCGGGCGGCCGCGACTGGGCGTTTCGCAAGCCCACGAAGGCGATCTACAGCGCCTACCGCGGCGACAGCGCCAGCGCCGACAAGGCCAAGGCCGCCGACGCCCTGGGCGACCTCGCGCGGGCGTGCCTCGTGCCGCTGCCGGGCCGCACCCTCGATGAGGAGCGCGCCGCGTGGGACCAGCTCGGGGAGGACTACCCCGGCGCGGTCGATGTCGTGGGCATGGAGGTCCTGGCCCTCGCGGTCGGCCCCCACGAGGTGCGCCGCCGGGAACGGCCCGGCTCTTCCGAGAAGCCGAGCGGGACTCGGAAGTAGCGACCGACTGCCTCTGCGCCTTCTCGGGCGCGGACGCAGACGACCCGGAGGCGCGCGCCGGCGCCCTCCTCATCTTCAAGCTCCTGGTGACCGTGGACGCGGTCGCGAAGGGGCTCGC